CGTTCCAATGATGAAGCCGCCGTAAAACGGTGCTTTTGATACTCGGAAAAGTCGCCGGAGAAAACAATCGGATTTTTGTTTTGAAACAGCGTAAGATTATTTTTCAACGCGCTCTGGCGCGACCCGAATATGCCCGCGTCCCTGTTTATTTCACCGACTATTTTGAAATCTATGGTGATATCAGATTCCTGCGTCAGCTTGCGCCCGGTGTCGATGTACTGAGTGCCCGACGATTGGATATATTCCACCGCCGTATAGCCCTCCGGCAGTCCGCTCTGCGCTTGCGCCTTTTGCCATATAAATCTGCGCCTGCTCAAGTGCCCTCACCGACCTTCTGCGCCGCCAGGATTTTGTCTTTGAAGCTGAGCTCCCACGTTTCGCCGTTTTTAAAATCGGGCGCAGTGCCAATATACTTTGTGCCTGTCGGCAGAGTGACGGTGACATTACCGCTCGCCGCGAAGTTCAGGCGCATCCAGCACTCGAAGTTGCCTGTAGGATATGTCAGTGTTAAGGTCGTGACATCGGTGAGGCGGTACTCGGTGTTGTCGGCGAGGGTTATGTTTGAGCCTGTGGCGTGGGTGTGGGATTTAGGGACGAGCTCGTTGAGAGCGTCTTCGACTGTCGATATGTTCGGCAGTGCGGCGTTTGAGTAGTTGACAGCTCCCGCTTCGATTGAGGTCATTGAAAATTGCCATTTGCTTTCGTTTTCGCTGACTTTCTGCGCGAAAGCAACTATGACCTGACCCATTAAGAATGTGCCAAAATAATAGGCGTTGCCTTTAACGCCTTCGAGCATTGACAGTTCAAAAAAGACACCGTCAGCAGAAGCTATCACAATGACCCTTTTTTCGGCGGCAATTGCCGCGTCAATTTGTCCGACTGTTGCGTCGCAAGATGTGACCGTATAGTTGCCGTCGTCATCGCTTGCAATCGTCATTTTGATTACGAAGTCGCTCGCTCCACCACCACCGCCTAAAGCCTGACCGTTATAGGTCGGCTTGCCGTCTTTTGACTCGGCAAACTTATCAAGCACCGCTTTGTTTTCGTGCGAATGCCGTGCGGCAGTGTTAAGCGCGATTTCGGCGGCGAGGCTGTGACCCAACCGCTCTGTGCCGTCCGGGATTGACACCTTTGCAGTGCCCGTTATCACAGGCGAATAGCCGACTATCTCGCCCGCTCCGAATGCGACGAGCTGCGCTGCCATGTTGCCCGGCTCGGGCACAACATCGCTTGTAATTTTGACAGTCACATAGCCGTCCAAAGGAGTCAGCGGCTCGGTTTGCAAATGCTCGCCGACCGTCGACTCAAAGTAGACACGATAGCTATCTGCGTCTTTAAGTTCGGCGGGCACCGGCAAGGCAAGCACGGTAAAGTTATTTTCCGCGCGATAGCCTACGTCGTAGCCACGCGGGCGGCTGTATTCGACTTTTATCGTTCTTTCCTGCATCTTCCTTTACCTCCTCTTTCGCGGGCTCTGCAGCCTGTTTTTCGCAGTCTGTAAGCATTTCGGATAAAAGGTCAAGCTTGCCGATAATCTTCGCGATTTCGACCTTGTTGACCTCGATTTGCTGCATCAGCTGCGCGTTATGTTTTTGCAAGGCGTCGCCCTGCGCTTTGACTTCCGCGATTTTCTGTTCGATTTCTGATTTTGTCATTTTTTTCACCGCCTATTCGTCTGCAAATTTCAACCGTCTGCCATTAAAATACAAAAAGTCGCCATTTGCCGTAAGTGTCCTACTGTATGTCGTGTCGTCCTGATTGCTTGTCTGAAATGTTAGACGCATAATATTATCAGCCTCTGTCCACGCATAAAGCCCAGCCCAGAGCTTGCCGGAGGTCTCGCCCCTTATTTCAAAACCCGCTCCCGGTGTTTTTTCGGCGTTCATTTTTGCAATACCAACGCCAAGTTTAAAATTTGTTCCGCCGACCGTCCGGTGATGTATCAGGCTCTCAAACTGGTCTTCCTTTGCTTCGTTTGTTTCAACACACTGCCTGATTCGCGTTTTGTCTTTCTCGACGAGCATATAGTCGGTGTCCCAGTTGTACGCCAAACCGCCGACGGCAGGCTTCGCTGCAGATGCGTTCGCGGTTGACGTGCCAAATCTAAAGCCTTGTGAAGATTGCTCACTGAGTGTAAACTCCGGCGCAGCTATAGTCGCATACCAGTCGCCGCCGAGTGCAGTTTTAAACAACATCGAACTGCCAAAGGTCAGATATTTCTCCCCTGTTCCGGTTCCCGTGCCTGCGCCTTGATATAGGTCAAGCACGCCGCCTGACAAGTCGGCTTTATAGCCGTCGTTGTTTAAGACGGACAACTGCCCGTCGTCAAGGTTTATGTCGCCGCCGGTGATGTTGATGTCGGAAGCTTCGATGTGACCGGTTTCGAGGTTAAAGGAAAATTCGCCGTTTGCGGACTGCATTATTCCGGCTTTGATGATGTTTGCCGTTAGTGTGCCGGTATCGATAAAGTCGGCGACAAAGTGACCGTCTTGCGTGACTGCTGTCCTGTATGGTCCAGAGTAGCCGCCGGACGAATGACCAAAGCCAGAAAGATTAAATCGCCATATGTTTTTGGCTTTCGAGATGTTCGGCGTGTCCATGATTAAAATTTCCTGCGGATTCTGCGACGGGCTGAGTCGGACATATCCGCCGCTGTTCCCGGTGATTGCCGCCGTTGCGTCGGCTATCGCCTTTTCGTATGCCGCCGTCAAGTCGGACTTCGCCGAGACGAGCTGACCGCGCAGGTCTTTGGCCTCGTTGACCGTCTGTTTTATGACGTCGGCAAAATTCGCACGCGGCGATCCGAGGTCAATGGATGTGTACCGCTCGCGCAGGACATCATAGACCGTTTTAATTACCTTTGCTTTGATATTGATATTGAGGTCTTTGTGGTAAATCTGCACTGTGTCGCAAAGGCTGACAGATTCAAGTGCGGAAAAACTCGCGTATTCCGGCGACTGCGATAAGTCCACAAAGGACACGGTCATTGACACGGTCGGCGAGTTGATATCATTTGCCGCCGCGTATGCCGCCACCGCCGAGTCAAGCCCGCTCTGCGTGATTTTGCTATCGCCGCCCGAAAAATCGGACGAAAAGTCGCGTATCAGCGTTTTTGCATTGATGCCGCTTGAGTTGGTCACTGCCTTATAGCTGTGCAAGTCGACATTGTCGTTTTTGACATAGCCATATATGCCGGTGTATGCGCTGTCCATGTCGATATCGCACTTTAACTCCGTCATGTTGCGACCGTATGCAATTCTGACCCCGCGATCTTTGCCGCGTGCCTTGTGCAACTTTATCGTGTGATTGTCAAACTCGTACTCGCCACCGTAGACGTCAAGGACGGAGCCGGACACTCCGCCGAGCGCAGCGCGCGCCGAAACATTGGTCAGTGCGATTGACGACGACAGAGTGATATCTGTCGTCGCCACGGAAAAGCCTGTGTCCTTGCCGAGCTGATTCTTTGCGGCGGTCAATATGGCGTTGATAGCGACCTGCGCGTTGCCAGATGACGAAACAGTCGGCACCGGATAGCCGGAAAGTGCGTAGCTGATATGCTCGCAGCTAACGGTAAACATGCCGTTGATAGGCTTTGACACTTTGCGGATGTGGAAAAACTGATTTGCGGCGGAAGCGTTTGGTTTTGCTTTAACATATCGGTCAATGACAAGGTCGGCGGCATACCGGCCGAGCATCGGATATTGAAATTCGAGCTCGAAAACGCCGTTGCGCTCCTCCGTGCATTGGCAGTCACTCGCTTCGGCAAGCCAGCCGATTTTTGCTTTTGCGTCCGGCTTATAAAGTATCGGTATCATAAGCGCCTCCAGTGCGGCACGATCTCGACCTTGGTCACGGTTCCGCCGCTCCAGCTTATAGCATTTCCCCCGGGTGACAGCACCGGAAAGCTGTCAAAGTTGGCTCTGTCTGGCTTCCCGGTCGCGCCGGTATAGACAAGCTGCAGGCTGCTGTCGCACTCGATATAGCTGCCGATTTTTAAAAACGGAAAGGCTTGACCACCAATCGAAAGCGTGATGTTTCCACTGCCGTATATTTTGATGTATGGCAGCGCGGAATACGCCGTCGGATTGGTGATTTTCCCTGCCGCCGTCAGCGTCGTTTTGACATCGCCGGAAGTCAGGAAGCGAAACGGCTTGCAGCTGAATACCAGCTTCGCCGTGCCGAAATTCCGGATCTGCTCGTCCCAATCCTGCCCGCTCGTGCAGATCGCCATGCGATAGCTGCTTGTGTCGGAGCTGTCCGCCAGTTTGGCATATGCCGCACTGCCGAAAAGCCAGTCTGCGACAGCGTCACGGTTTGCCGCAATGTCTTTGCAACCGACGGTGTAGGTGATTTCGACATTCTCGAGGTCGTCGATGCTCGAATCGATTATCAAAAGCCCGGCGCGGCCGGGAATCTTTTGCAGATCATACGGTCGCGCCGGTGTTTTGTTGATTGTTGCCCCCTGCACCACCAGGCCGAGGTCGCTTGATTTTTTGGAATTGAATGTGAAAGTTTTAGGCATATGCCCGCTCCTTTCTGCGCATCTCGTCGTAGATTTCCTCGGCGATGCGCGAAGCGAGAGCCCTCACATCGCCCCCGCCGTCTGCGGCGTTTATGGTGACATTAAAGTTATAGACTTTATTGCCGCCGCTGACTGCCGCCTGCGCTCGGCGCGCCGTGAAATTCCCGGTCGCGTTGATGTCGACATCCATCGGTATGGAGTCGGTCATCCTCTTTGCGACATCGCGCATCGTGGTTTCAAATCCGACGCCAACGCCGAGAGCCATGTTTTTACCGATCTGGTCGCGGAAAACGGTCGACGGTGAGTGTATGCCGAGCACCGATTTCATCGCTTCGGTGACGGCAGAACCGAGAGACTTGATTTTTCGGATAAGCCAGTCTTTCATGTTCTTGATACCGTTCCACAAGCCTTCAAGAAGATTTTTGCCGAGTCCGGCAAAAACGGTTGACGGCGAGTGTATGCCGAAAAAGTTTTTGAAGCCTTCAAGCATTGCTTTGCAGACCTTGACAATTGCGTCCACGACAAGACCTTTGTTGTCCCACAGTCCTTTGACGATGCCGCCGATCAGCTGAAATGCAGCCGGGATAAGACGCGGAACGTTGGCGATAAGCCCGGCCGATATTTCTATCACCAGTCTGACTGCCGAGTTGAGAATTTTGGAAAGATTATCATCTTGTAGCAGTGCGTTGACAAGCGAGTCGACGAGCGTAAACGCCGCGTCTATCACTTTGTCGATGTTATCCGCAAGCGCGCCGACGAGCACGACAATAAGCGTGACCGCCGCCTGCATGATAGGATCTAAATTCGCGACGATTCCGTCGACCAGAGTAAAGACGACGTCAACCGCGCCGGAGAGTATCGGCGCGAGGTTGGAGACAAGACCGTCGAGCAGAGAGTTGACCATCTGCGCGCCTGCATTAAGCAGTGACGGCGTCTGCTCTAAAATCGCATTGATAACATTCTGCACGACCGGAGCGGCGTTTCTAACGACCGCCTTAACCGAGTTTAAGAGATTCATAATCATCGGTTCGAGGTCGGCTTCGCTGTTGCCGAGGTTTTCCTTGAGCGTCTGCATTGCCGCCTTCGTCATGCCGATAGATCCGGTCAGTGTGCTTTCCGCTTCACGCGCAAAATTGCCTGCATACTGCTCCGTTTTTTCAAAAAACATCTGCATCGCAAGTTCGGCTTTTTCGGCGTTCGACGCCTTATTCCAGACAAAGTTGATTCCTTTTCCGGCGGCGTAAGCTTCGAGCGTCGTCGCATTCATCGCGACACCGAGGTTGTCCATCATTGTAAAGTTGCCTTTGGCCGCGCCTGCGATAGACTCAAGCGCCTGCGATGTGTCAATGCCCATGACGGACGCGACGTCGGTCGCGCGCTGCATCGCCTTCGTTGTGAGGTCAAGGCTTCGCTGCTGCGAAAGGCCGGAGCCCTGAAACAGCGAGCCCATCTTGTTAGCTGTCGCGAGGTATTCGCTCTGAGCAACGCCCATGTTCTTATAGGCACTTTTACTCTTTTCAACGACCGCATCGGCATAGCTGCCAAAAACAGCCGCCGAGCCGCCGAGGTTCTGCTCGAGCTCGCCAAAAGCGGAAACGGAATCTTTAACAAAGTCCACAACGCCCTTCGCGATGCTTTTGCAAGCCGAGGCGACTTTTTTCAAGCCGCCGACAATGATGTCGCTTATGACATTTGCCTTGATACGGTCGCCAAACTTTAAGCTCTTCTCACCGGCATCTTCAAGACCATCTCCGGCTTCATCGGTTCCCTTGCGGAAATAATTAAAACGTTCCTTCGCGTCGTTTAACTTGTTTTTCAGCTTATCAAAGACATTGATTTTTTCTTTAAACGCGTCAATTTTGTCATGCGTGCCTTTCAGCGCCGCGCCAAACTTTTCAATAGCCGTTTCCGGTTTTTTCTCCTTGGCTTCTTCCAAACTTTCGTTGACTTCGTTCAATCTGGCTTTGGTCTTGGCAAGCTCGGCTTCTGCGTTGTTCAGCTTTAAGGTCCAGCTTCGTACCTGTTCTGTTCCTTCGCCGTATTTTTGATTCGCGTTGTGCAACGCGATTTTTATCATATCAATCTTTTCTTGCTGTTGCTTCGCGGATTTAGAAAGCACTTCGCCCTGTGATGTCCACAGCTGCATTTTGTCTTTATTTTCCAAAAAAACGGCGTCATTCTTCTTCATCTCGCTTTTTAGCACTGACAAACTTTTATTGATATCAGTTACGGCTTTTTTAAAATCAGCTTCGCCGTCAAGTACGATTGAACCTCGCATATATGCTATGCTTCCCGCCATTAGTCATCTTCCACCTCCTCTTTGTCTAATCCATGCCATATGCAATAATTTTCAAACAGGCTTGTGACTTGCCGCAAGGTCAGCCGCCAAGCCTGCGCAAAAGGAAAGCCGAGTAATGCCGTCGCTCTGAAAATCCAGAGGTCGACATCGACGATTACTCGGCCTGGCTGTTTTTTGTTTCTTCGAGTCCTGCCGCTTCTGCCACGGCATCGACGGCGGCGTTCAGCTCGTCGTCCTCCGGCAGCTCCTCGGCGGTCGGAAGCGACACGCCGAAGGTCTGCATCAGCACGTCGGTGTACTCGCTGATGTTTCCTATGTCGATTTTTCTGCCGATATAGCTCTCGGTGACATGCACAAGCTTGACATCGTGGTCGTCGTTGTAAGCATCGACCGCGTCGTTGATAAGCACGGCAAGGATCCACTTAAGTTGTTTGACCTCACTCGACGCTTCAAAGACATTCTCAAGCTCGCCGTATCTTTCCTGCAGTTGCTCGATGCAGTTAAGCGTCAGAGCGACGTCATATGTCTTTCCGCCGATAGTCAGCGGAACCCGTCTTTCTTTTGTTTCGCAAATAATAGCGTTCATAAATAGACGCGCGGGCGAGTTTCCCCGCCCGCTCCTCCTTTTTGGTTTATGTGTCGGAGACCGTGATTCCGAACTTGGTCTTAAGTGCGGCGATCGCCTCGGCGGCGGTGGTGTAATAGGTCTTGGTGCGCCACGCTCCGGACTTGTCCGCTATAGCCTTGCCCTCGAGCGACGAGGTGTTAAAGGTGATGTTGTCGCCTTTGGTGGTGTGTGTCTCGCTTGGAAGCGAGAATTTGACCTTGTGGACAACATAAGTCAGATACTTTCTCACGCCGTCCACGACCTCGACGGAAACAAAGCCATATCCGCCATATACCGGCGCGTCGCTCGCTTTCGAGGTCAGCACGGTAGGCTTCGGCGTGCCCGTGCTGGTGCCCTCGGTCTTCGTCTCGCCGAACATACTCACAAAAACCTCAACCGGAATAGTTGACGTTTCAAGAGTGATGTCGGCATCTTTAAATTCTGTTTCATACTCCGCCAGCGCGTCGTCGGCATAGAGAGAGCCTTCGACCTTGTTCGGTTTGACTTCGGTCTTGACCATCTTGCCGACAAAAGCACCGTTTTCGTAGGTTATCGCCGAGTCGGTTTCTGACTTAATCGGCGCGAAAACAGGCAGAGATGCTTTGAACTGTGCCATTTTTTAATCGTCCTCCTCGTCATTGACTACGCCCTCGATTTCGGCGTCAACCGCGATCTGGACATAGTTCTTTTCTTCATCGTACAACTCCGCAGTCGACGTGACCGTAAAGCCCGCCGCGCGGAGCCGTTTTCTGATTTGCTTTTTGTATTTCTGCGGATTGTTCCGCGTCCACAGCGACACGCGCACATATGTGCCGTCATATATCGGCTCATCGTCCGCCCAAAACTCCGGCCGCTCGTCGAGATAGGAAAAAGTGATATACTCCTCGTCGTCGCCGGAATAAAAATTCGGATATATTTTCATTCCCATATCGCCGAGTGCCGACCTTATCAGCTGATTCACATTCATCACTTTAACCCCGTTTCTTTCTTAAAAGTCTCGGCCATCGCCCGCTCGCACTCGCTCTTGCTATCGTTTAGAGCTTTAGTCAAGATCGGTGTCGGTGCTTGTTTTTTCGTGCCGTACTCCATGTGCGCGAGAATCTCCATGTTGCGGACCGGTGTTTTACGCTCTTTAAGCTCGCCTTTTGAGTTAATGTACTGTGTCGCAACTCCGGTCGGTCTGACCGTGGCGATATATGCACCGTCTTTCGTCCTCTTTGCGCGGGTCTTTTTGACGCTGTCAATCATCGTGCCGGTTCTGCGATGTTTCGCAAGCTCGGCTTTGACCCGCTTTTCGAGGATTGGCACCGCAGCATTGACCATCTGCGGCGCGTACTTGTCGACATCCGACAACTTGCCGAGGCTTCTCAAAAAAGCCGGGTCGATTTCAAAATCAAACTTGCCCATTTCAGTCCACCTTCATGTCGGAGCAGTGCAGCTCCGTCAGACCGTCGAGACGGTCATAGACGCGCGTTATCTGCAGCTTTGTTTCGCCGTCGTAGACAAACTTACTGCGGCGGTCAAAAGACCGCGAGCGCACGACATAGACCCGCTCGACTTTCATTCCGGCTTGCGCCGCTTCATAAAACTCGCTCGACTTCGACGACTCCGCGTGCGCCCACAGCGGCAGGCGCCGCTCGGTGTTTTTCTCGTAACCGTCGGCGTCCTGCCCGCTCTTGTCGATATAGGCGACCTCAATTCTGTTTTTCAGATACATCGGCTCCTGCCTCCGTTCTCAGCTGCAGTGCAAAGCTGTTAAAAAGCCGCTCGGTGTTAGCCGAAATGGTGCGGTTTAGCTCGCCACCGTCGTACATATCACGCACGGCGACGAGTACAAGGAACTGTGCGCGCGGATCCTCAAGGTCGCAGTCGTCGCCGACAGCGGCCGAGAGAAATTTCTCGGCCGCGTCGATAAAGCCTTTTATCATTGCATTGTCGACATCGTCATCGACACGTAGGAAGCGTTTAGCCTCCGCCAGTGATACGGCCATTGTTTACACCGCCTCAGCCGTTCTGCTTGCCGGACTGCAGGACAGCAATCTTCTGATTGTTCTCGACCTTGGAGTCTGCCTCGAGCCAGCCGACAACGCCCTTTGCGTTCTTGTCGGCATACTTCTCGTTAAGCACCTGCAGCTCGAGCTGTTTTGCGATTTTAAGCGCCATGCCCGAAAAATCACCGTAGAGGACAGGGAAGCCCTCCTGCGCATCCGCTTCGTCCATTGCGTCGGAAAGATAGACCGGCGAGCCGAGTATCTTCCAGCCGAAGCCGTTTTCGATGTCCTTCATCAGGTAGTCATTCTGTGAGTTTTTGGCCTTCCTGAGCGCGGTAAAGGTCTTGTTGCTCATGATCCACATCGCATTGGACTGGTAGATCTGCGGCACCATCGCCTGCATATCGATAAGGACATCAAAAGTGATACCGGAGAGCGCATAGGTGGTAAGCGTCTTCTTGTTGGTGGTCGAAACCGCGCCGGTCATCTTGCCGCTCGTGCCGTGGATAAGCTCGCGCTCGAGCTTGACGCGGAAAGCCTCGGTCATAAGCTCCTCAACCTTTGCGACAATGTTAATGTCGGTGTTGTTGATAAGCTTGTTTGAAATGACGGTAAGCGCGCCGAGGACATAGCCGGAAAGGTCAACGCTCGTAAACTTGCCCTGGCCTTCGGTCAGCGCGGTAAACTCTGCGCCCTGATATGCTGCGGCGATGTCTCCGGTCGGAGAATCGGCGGATGAGTCGGTGCCGTAAACCGGAATCGACAGCGCACCTTTGGTGTAATACTTAGTCGCCCTCTCAACGATAGGCGAGATGTTGATAATATCGGTGATTATCTTGCTCGCGATGGTTTTCGGGATAATCGCACCGTTCGAGCCCTGCGACATTCCCGCCGAGGCCGCCTTTCTCAGATATTCGACAAAGCTCTTCTCTTCGCTGAGATCTGCACCGCCGTTGTCACCGTGCCCCTCGGAGTCGAGCTCGTCCTGCTCCGCCTCAAAAAGGCGCTTCTCGGTCTCATACTCGCCCTTGAGGTTGTCGACCTCGTTGAGGCAAGCCTTGACAAGGTCAACCTCGCCCGCCTCATTGTGCTGCCTTGCCTCTTCGGTCTTGGACTTGATTTTGGCAAGCAGATCTCTCATTTTCTTATTCATCGTTTGATTCCTCCGTGTAGATAAAATTTTCACGGATGCGTATGGCATCCGTGTAGTCTGTGGACTTTTCTTTTTCTTCGGGCGGTTCCTCGCCCTCGAACTCTTTGGTCACGCCCGCCGCGCGCTGTGCGGGAACCGCGACAAAAGAAACCTCATAAGCGTCGACCGCGCCGACAAGCTTATAAAAGCAAAGCGCGCCGTCGTACCGTTTGCCGCGATAGTGCTCGCACCGTCTGGCGTCGCCGCCGCAGATAGAGCACTGCGCAGACTTGACGCTACACCCGACACTGCACTCCTTTTTGATGCCGCCCTCGATTTCGGCGATGAGCTGCCCGCTCGTTGCCTTAATGCAATAGCAGTGTAAGACAAGCTGTTTATACTCTTCGCCGGTCTTGGTGGTCTCGCCGGGACTGGTGATAACCTCCGCGTCAAAAATCCGTGCGCACTGATTTGTGCTCTGCGGATTGTGGTCGCTTATGACGGTCTTGCCTTTGTACAGCTCGGCAAGCTGCTCAAGCGTCTCGCCGGAAAATGCCTCATAGTCGCGGTCGATCTCGTTGTCGCAAGCGACCATTTTAAAGGCAAATACCTCTTCGGCGGTCAGCTCTTTCAGCGTACAGGCGTTGATTTTCGCCATTTTGTCATCGTCAAGATCAAGGCTCTTGACAATGGCGCATTTGTCAATTTTCATCTTTTTCACCTCCTTTGGCGTACTGTATTCCGGCTTGCGTCAGCGGCAGCATAGATCCGTTGCATATCAACTGGTCGCCGCCCGGACGCTCGCCTTTATCCAAATAGGCGCGTGCCTCATTCGGTGTGTAAATGGCGTTTTGCACTGCGGTCGCCATAGCTTCAAGTTGCGTCTTAAAATCGGCGCGTAGAATGACCGCCGCGTTGAATTTCGCAAAATACCCACTCGCGATATCCTCGTCGCTCAAAAGCTTGTAGGTGACCTCGTCCTCGTACTGCTTCAAGATGTACAAAAGCGTATCAATGTAAAAAGCAAGCTGCTGCTGCTCGGCGGCGGCGTAGCTTGCTTTTTCATAGTCGTTAATCTGATTCGGTTTGATTCCAAAGGCGGCGGCAATTTGCAGCGCCGAGTATTTTTTCAGTTCGATAAATTGATTGTCGGCGAGCTTCATATTCAGCGGCTGGATTGTCGAGCCTGCCGGAATCGGCACGAGGTTTTTGACCGTGTCGACCTTTCCGGTGATATACTCTTCAATCTTCGTGGTATATCGCTTCTCAAGCTCGTCATTCAGATTGCCGGTATACTGCAGGACGGCTTTCGCGGTAAAGCCGTTCTTGTACATCTCGTTCAGCATCTTCTGCCCGCGCATGTTCCCGCCGAGCGTGGCGCTCAGCTGGTCCCGGACACTCAGCCCGGCGACGCCGTCAAAGGAAACGGATGTGCGAAAATGCATAATGCTGTCATGCGGAATCCTGACGGTCTCGCCGCTTTTCGGATTGTGGAAAAGATACCAAATAGCACCTTTCTTTCTGTTCCAGATTCCCTTATCATCGCAGTATATCTCCACGCTCTCCGGCGGCAGGCACCACAGGTTTGTGTTCTTGCCCGCTCCCGTTATCCACACATAAGCGTTGCCGTAGTGATTTCTGTTAATTTCGACCGTCGACCAAAAATGCGTCGCGGTCATATACGGATTCGGACGGATCGCAAGCAGGCGGTAAAGCTCGTGCTTCTTTGCCGTCTCGATTCCGCCTCCGGCTGTCGTGCGCATGATTTTAAAAGGCATCTTTCCGATAGCTTCAGACAGGATCTTTATGCAGGCAAAATACGTCGCCTCGCCCAAAGCCTCGCCGTCGTCGCTTATGCCGAGAAAATCAAGCAGCGCCTGCCGCTCGACCGTCTGCTGGTCGCTTGCACTTTTTTTCTTAAACAAAGGCATCAAGCCCACCCCATTTTCTTTAAATAATCTTCGACCACCGTCTCATAGTCCGGCGCCTCTTCTTTGCTGGATTTTCGATACGCGACATGCGCGTCGATAATAGCGTCGACAACATCGATGCGCGCGTGCCGTGCGTTCACTTCCTTGTCGACTTTGATTTCGCCAAAAGAGTTCTTCGTTTTTTTTGCGTTGACAATGGACCACGACATCAGCGCGTTTCGCTGGTCGTAAAGCACATTGCCGGCTTTGACCTCAAGCGCAAAGTCAACAGTCGTGTCTGACAGAAAACGCGCCGACTGCTTTACTTCAAGCAACGGCGCGCCGAGCGTATCAAGTTCTTCCAAAAAAGCGTCCGCGTTGTGCGGGTCATATCCTATGCAGGCGATGTTAATTTCAAACTTCTCCTGCAGTTCTTTCAGATCCGCTACGATTTGCAGATAGTCGTTTTTCAGACCGCCGACCGCTTCGGACGGCGTAAGCAATCCGGACTTAGCCCACACATCGTAAGGCGCGGTGTCCGTGATGATATGTTCTTCAAGTCGCTTTGCCGGAATATATGAGTGTGACCAGACATATATCTTGCCGTCGTCGAGCGGAAAAAGCAGCGCAAGCGAGGTCAGGTCTCCGCCGCTCGAAAGGTCGAGCCCGGCGAAACATCTGCGGCCGCGCATATTTTCTATCGTCATCTCCGTCCGGCCGAGCTTCCACTCGTTCGGCGTGATGTACTGTGTGTCGCCATATTCATACCACAGGTTTTGGCGCTTGGTCATATAGTCGGACATTTCAAAGCCGCCCATCTGCTTCGCCGTCTGCGCATCGCGGCGGAGCTGTTCAAGCGCGCTCGGAACCGTTACAAGGTGCGGGTTTGCCTTATACCACACGCTCTCATCGAAAGGGTCGTCCTCTTTGTCCAGTGTGTATATGTCAACAAAAAAGTCGTCGGCTTCCGCCGTGCCGGCAAGTATCTGCAGGCAATAATCGTCCATCTCGCGGCAGAAGCTGTTCAGGCTTTTTCCGCGCGTGGTTATCATGGATATCAAAGCTTCGTCAAGCGAGGCTTGGCCGTTGTACAAAGCTTTATAAATTCCGTTGTCTTTGTGCTGGTGGATTTCGTCGACCGAGCAGAATATCGCGCGGAATCCATCGTCAAGCCCGCTCTCCCTCGACAGTGCCTCAATCGTGCATCCGGTGCGCTTGGCGATGATAAGGCTCTTATAGTCCTTGACGTCAAACAGCGCCTGCAGGTCTTTGTCGACCGTTATGAATTTCTGGATTTCTTCCCACGCGATTCTCGCCTGCCGCTTTTTCGTTGCCGCCGTGAAAAGCTTGCCGAAGTTATATCCGCCCCAGTTCGCGATGTACGACCCGGTGATTCCGTTTTCAAATGTCTTGCCGTTCTGTCTCGCGACGGATTTATATTTTCGGCGGATGCGCCGGAAGCCCGTCTCTGCATGCACCCACCCAAACGGCACGCCCAGGTCGAAGCACTGGAAGTCGTGCAGCCGAACTGGACGTGGCTGCGCGCCCTCGGCAATCGTCAGCATTTCGGCATAGCGCAGTATCTTTTCGGATTTCTCCGGACACCACACAAACGGAAATTCTTTCGTGCCCTGTTTGGCAATCTCGTTCAGGTGCCGTTCACACGCCATTCGGTGCGTCAGGCAGGACGGCTCCTGCCCGGAGACCACCCGCTCAGCGTGCAAAGTAGCTCTATCCTGCACTCTCATCACCGCGCTCATCCGCGTCGAAAAGGTCGAATTTGTTCGCCGGCTCTTTCGGCTTTTGCGGAATAATAAGTTTGCACCTGCTCGATACGGTCATGCCGAAGTCGGCCGCAAATTGCTGGCAAATTTTGAGGTATTTTGCCTGCAAATTCAGCGTTTTTTCGTACTGCTCAAACGGCATTTCTTTCTTTAACCGCTTGCGGATTTTCTGCAGAGTTTCCTCGGCAATTATGTAGCGCCCGAGCGACTCGGCGTCGATATCAGCATACAATCCGATCTCGGAAAGCTGTCGGGCGATATAATTGAATCTATTTTTTTGTTTCTTCGAGAGACAATCCGGCGGTTCGATTTTTGTGAACGGCGCGGTCACTTCTGCTGCTCGTCTCTCTTCAATTTCGTCCTTCCCGAGGTGCGATTTTCCGTTCAAAACGAGAAGGTCTATCGGCTGTCTTGGCCGCCCTGCCATGCTCTCACTCCTTTGATTTTCATTTTCGGCGTTTTTGCTGCGAAGAGGTGGGTCGCCGTTCGGTTCTTTCAATTTCTCTCAACTTTTTACATATCCCCCCGGGTCGGAACAACGCCGGTCTTGTCCGCTTTGTTGTGACACTCCTTGCACAGAGATATGCAGTTGGACGGATCAAATCGCTTGTTCCAGTCCTGTTTAACACGGACGATATGATGCACATCAGAGGCCACCGACAAGCGACCGTTTGCCGCGCAGGCAACGCACAGATACTTGTCCCGCGCAAGGATGCCCTTGCGGAACATCCGCCACTGCTTGGACTTGTAAAAGCTCTTGACCTTTGCACTCATCTCCTCGCTGTCGTCGACCTGCAGCTCCTCTCGCGTTACCTTCTCAACCGGACGACACTTGTCACAGTACGTCTCGCCAAGCGGTATGACTGCGCCGCACTTGGCGCAGAGCTTATAAAACATCCTGCTCCTCCTTTGCAGTTGACTGCAAAGCGCACCCCCGAAGGAGTGCGCCCGCGTCTGTCCCTTGCCGGACTCGGACCGGCGTCCCGAAATGTCATACGATCGGGCTCTTGCCTGTTGAGTTAAAAGGACATAAAAAGCGCACCTCCCGGCTCACAGAGAGGTGCGTCAAATGAAGGTGTCGCAGCGCGCGGAGTCAAACCGCGCCTTCGGGGTGTATCAGCCCCGAAGATAACCGTATGCCACCATATAAAAGCCCTGCTATTAAAACCCGCCGCAGGGCGAGGCGGGAAGAAAGGAGAAAAGAATTATGTAGAACTCTGTTTCAGCCGTTCGGCGATCCGGTTTTGAGCGACGCGATAATATCGCTCGTCTTTTTCAAAACCGGTGTAGTGCCGTCCGGTGTTGATGCAGGCGATGGCGGTCGTCCCGCTCCCCGTGCAATTGTCAAGCACGGTGTCGCCTGCGTTGGTGTATGTGCGGATGAGGTATTCAAACAGCGCAACCGGCTTTTGCGTCGGGTGCAAGCCCCGCTCACAGTTGATTCGCAGCAGATTCCGGGGATATCCGGTCACATATCGCAGCGAGTCTTTGCCGAGAGTGCTGTCTTTGTAGATGCCGTCCGTTTCGCGTTTGCCTTTTGTAACTATCGGCTTTTCGAGATGTTTGATGCCTTGCGGATTGTATGTCGGCGCTTTTTTGTAAAAAACACAGACATCCTCTATGCAGCGCATCGGCTGATATTTTGCAAAGGTAAATCCGGTCGGCATGTTCTTCTGCCAGTACCAGCAATAGCGGAAAAATCGGCGGCAGCTGTTAATGACGTCGGTCGTAAACGGCTGTGCGGCCGTAAGCACCACGGCGCCGTTGTCTTTCAGAATCCGCCAATACTGCGACCACAAAAGGCCAAAGTCCAACGCGTTATCCCACGCGCAGTCTGTCATGCCATATGGCAAATCGCAAAGAATCATGTCAATGCTGTCGTCAGGGTAGATTTTCATCCCGGCGATTCCGTCGCCGAGAAATATCTTGTCCAAGTACTCCAAGTTACACTTCCTCCAGTGATTCAAAAAAATCCGGAATTCCGCGCTTTTCGCTTATCAGAGTACTCTACACTACCCATTATAGGCTCAAGTTGGTCCCCTTTGTGCACTCTTTTATTTTTGCTCGCGGTCGAGGATGCAAAAGAATTTGTGGCGGAGATTATAAAACTGCCTGCGCCCGCTCGGCACCGGCATATATTCATACGGCGTCCCCTGCGTGACGTTCTTGAGCAACGGTGTTATCAGTCCGACATCAGAGCCGCAGGCAAGCTTCACGCACCGCTCAATTAGTGCGACATCTTTCTTTTCCCGCTCCCGGCTTTCTGCCCTTTTTGCCGTCGGATCAGAGCAGCCCGAAGCGGACGGCATCCCGGATGGCGCCGCCGCCGATAAAGCATATGTATCTTTTGCCCGCTCCTTTTTTCGTGGATACTGTAGGCAAAAGTATTTCAGCTCCCGATAGCGTTCGCGGGGTATGTCATATTTTTTTGGCAAATCCTTATCTCTCGGCATTGTCGTTTCCCCTTAACAGCTCTGGGTTATCGTGTATATTCCCGACAACCTCAAATTCGGCCGAATCATAGTCAAATGTTGTAAATTTCATGCCCGCTCGCCCGATAAAACTTGCGAGACCGTTGTCATAGTCAATTTGATAAATGCACATTTTGCCAAACCAAAATCTCTTCACTATATCGCCCTCAAAAATCTTTGTGCCGTTTTTATCCTTTAATCCTGCGTATTGCCCCACAGTTTCAGGATTAACAAAAATTCGACATTTGTTTCCAAACCTATCGAGATATATAATTATTGCTCTGTCGTCCTCAGTTGTGTCCAAACTGCCAAAGCACCAACTATGATTTATGACTCCGGAAAAATCTTTACCTCTAAACAGTATTTCTCTCATTGTCTACCTTCGCCTCTTTTCGCTTTTATTTCTATCCGGCTGCAATAGTCGTTCTCTTTCACAAATCCACCGTATTCTTCACAATAGCAATAAGTTTCGCAATTGACAAAGTTTTTACAGTCTTTGCAATACAAAATTTTTTCAGCGGCGATGTGCTCTTTCAACGCTTCAATCGCGCACTCCATCGCGTTGCATTGCGGACACTCGTCAAAGCACTTTCCTCGGCTCATCTCTGCCTCAAAAAATTCAAGTGCTTTTTCTGCTCTCGTTTGGTTCATTTTGTTTTCCTCCTCTTCGTCGCGAAACTTGACACATTTACAAGGCTTTAAAAAGCTGACATCCGTCAGCAGTTTTTCCTTTTTCTCGGTCGATTCGGCGGCTCGTCCTCGGGCTCTTTTATGTATTTAAAGCACATATATCCGAATCTGTTTTGTATGCACTCGACAAGGCGATAGCCCTTCGGGGCGATCGGCGGGCTGTCGGGGCTGTAGCTCCGGAGCGCGACCTTTGCGTCCTCGCTGGCCGGCTGCCGCATGTTGCGGGTCGATAGATATCTATGTTTAGTGCCCTGTTCGGGCGTCCAATGGTCAAATAAGTAATTGGCAAGACCGGTGTAATCACAACCGTGGTCTATACCGTTATAATAGTTGTGCTTGCGCAGGTGCTCTATCTGCACGATATCGCCATAGATCCACTGCGCTTTAATGATCTCTTCCGGCACGCCGTCGGAGACCATGTGAAAATGTATTCTCTTTGTGTTTCTGCCGCGTCCCATATAAAGATTGATTTTTGCGTTCGGACACGCGTATTGTAGTCTGCGTTTATATAATGTACGCAACCGGCGAGCCTCGCCCCAGTCGTGTACTTCATGGTCATTGTCAAATGTAAGAGTTGAATATAGGGAAGTCGGCGAGAAATTCTCGTTGAAAACTCGCGCGTGCTTCCGCCTCGCTATCATCAGGTTGTGGCGCTCTCGCTCCTCGTCCGTGCGGAGCACTGGCTTGTACTGCGCTTTTGCAACATTGGCGGTGCGGTCAGAAACCGTGTAGACTTCCTGCTCGCAAACCGCGCCGGAAAATATTCGTTTCTTGACTCGCACCGCTTTTCACATCCTCATTTCAAATTTTCGTATTTTATCGAACTCATCGACGAAAGCTCGTCGAGATATCCGACAGTGTTCTCCGTCAGCACCCGCGTTGTGCTGATTGGGATAATCGCCATCACAAAGAATCCGGCTTTCGCCGCAAAGAACGCGCCGGCCGCGGTCTGACGGTAGTACAGCTCGAACTCGTCCACATCAAGCGGCTCGAGATATTTTGACTCGACAAACTCTATTCCGGCCGAAGTCTTATATGGTATATAGTCGTAAGAGCCTATCCGCAGAGATATCGGCAGAGGATCGCAGCGCTCTTCTCCGTCAAATTCGTCTTTGACCATCTTCAAAAACGCTTCCGGCGGCTCGGCGGTGTACCGCTGCACGATTTTGTCTGCCTGTGTCGGTGTGATATCGAAAGATGTCATAAGCGAGTCGATTGAAAACACCGGGCAGTCGTTAAGATAGTAGGCGGCGAGGCCGTCGCCGAGCATCTGCGTTGTCATATCGTACAGCGATATGTGCTTATTCGCCTTGCACAGACTTATAATTTTTTTGATTTTCATATTAAACTCCTGTTTCTGTTTTAATCCAAAGGTCGCCCAAACTGTTCCAAAGTTTAATTACCTCTTCCCTGTCGTCACACACAGTCCCGAAGCTCTTGCAATAACCACAGTTATTTTTTTCTTTCGGGACAATGTAGTAACCGTTGACACATGCATCATACAAAAGTGCGACTTCTCCGCCGCACTGCGGGCACAATTTGAGTTTGCTGTTTGTAGTGCTCTCCCTTAATTTTCTGACAAGCTCGTTTTTGCTTTTAAGAAGTTCTTGACACTTTTCGATAAGCTCTTTATTAGTCTCGCGTTCAAAGCACATTTGGTTCGTTAATTCTTCAATTTTTTCAAGCTGCTCGTTTTTCCTATTGATGGAGCGTTCGCGACGATTCTTTTTAACCCATATCAGCAGGTCGCGTGCCAGGTTAATAACCATTACTGCTAAATTCGCCAAAAGAGCAGTAAGAATAAGCATTTCAACTTTCGTCATTTTGTTCCTCCTTGGGGCACATAACACCAACTTTGCGGCGGTCGTTTGAGCCCGAACTCACTAAGCCTTTTTGGATCATCGTAAATAACAAGGTCAGATATACTCCAGCCGAATCCTACCTTGCCGTTTCCAAGATAACTTATAATTTGTTTATCCGTAAGGCAAAGAAGAGGAACTTCTATTTCCGATATTTCTTGCGCACCGAGATATTCAAAAGCAATTGGGAAAATAGCGTTACACACAAATTCCCCAATAACTCTACCGCAAAAGGAAAGTTGCCCTTTCTTTGCATCACTTCCACCTTTGGTGCAGTAGATATAACACTTAAACGGTGTCTTGATTTTTGGTTCGTTCTTTCGAAGTTCGACTTTTTTCTTTCCGCTTGCTATCAGTTCGCAATATCGTGGTCTGATACTCAGCAAAATTGGCTTTGTCATAGCTCCCCTCCGCCGTTGCAGGAATACTCTTTAAGCGCAGCCGCAGCCTGCGACATAAGGTATTTAATGCACTCAAAATCTCCGCTCGGGTCAAAGCAGGGACATTCCGGACAAGATCCGGGGGCGCCCGCTCCGCAGAGTTCGGTCGCCCGGATCAGCTGTTCAAGCGTCAGATTCTTCATAATGTTCAACCTCCTTTGCCAGTCCGCATTTAAGCGGGCTGTTATAGCAAGGGTTCTTACAAGTGCCAATTTTCTGACACTGGAAACAGCAGTAATTCCCGCGACGGTGATCGCAGTTAAAATGTGTGCACATCATGATTCGGGCTTTTTTCTTATTCATCGTCCGCTGCCTTCATTTCCTCGTTCCAGCAATCTTTACACGGCGCCGGACCCGCTCCGGCTACAGCGGAGTACTGGCAACTCCCGCCGTAGCAGTTGGCGCGGCACATCCTCGGCACGCCTTCTTTATCCGGCTTTGCTTCCGGAAACTTCTCAAAAAAGTCTTTCACATAGGTTTTTCGCGGGTGCTCGTTGCTCCATTTTTGTAGACTCTCTATTGCCCTTATAATTTCTTCGGAAAAAAAGTCTATCGTTTTACTGTAATCCATACTCAACCCTCCTGCAGCAGCGCTCCGAGCTTCTGCATCGCTGCGCGAAGCTTGGCGGCTGTGGTCTCGTCGTCCATCGACGCGATGATGTCGCGCATGACATTGATATATTTCTGTATGCTGTCAAAGTAGACGCTGAATTTTGCGACCTCCGGTGATGCGGTGAGCTTCGCGTCCTTTTCGACCTTTTCCAGCCGTCCGACCAGCTCGCTTTTCTCTTTTTCGGCGGCGTCGAGCACCGCCTTGTATTTCTTCTCAAGCTCTTCGGAAACTGACTTCTTTGCTTCATCGCGTGCCCGCTTCTCGGCTTCGGCTATGGCTTTTTCTCTGTCCTTTTTTGCCTTTGCACGCTCTTTTTCAATCGCGTCGACGGTGTACTGCTTTATCTCTTCGGCGGTCGGCTCGCGCATGACCGTCGCGGCGGGCTTTTCGGACGCCGCTTTCAGCTCCTCGCGCAGGCGGCGGACCGTGTCGGAAAGATCTTCGTGCTCTTGGCTGCTTTTCGCGAGCTCGTCGCGCTCGGCAGTGATAAGCGTCAACTGCTCCTGCGCCTCGTGCAGCTTGCTGATAGTCTCTTTCAGTTCGCGGGTGGACATCTCCGCGACATCGTTGTTCTCCTCGACCTCCCTGCGTTCGTACCACGGCAAGGCGGCAAGCATTCCGAGCTTCGAGATGCCGAGACTTGCATTCGACTGCAAATATTTCTCGCCAAGCGACTCGAGAGCTTGTATATATGTATAGGCTTGTCGCTGCTTGATACCGACATCCTGCTCGACATACTCTTCAAACGTCTCGTGCCCGAGTAAAAGATATTTACGCTCGTCGCGCATCCTTTTAAGATTCTGACAAAAGTCCACCATAGCGGACGCGGCAAGGTTGCCTTTTGCGATTATCTCGTAGTGGAGATTTAACGCCTCGTTCTGTTCCTCGCTCAGGTTCCCGCTGAGTTCCATGCTTCTGATTACTTCGTTCATATGTTTCTCCTCTCTCACGCTGCCGCGTGACTCTTTTTCTTTTTATTTCTGATGTACCCGCTCCATGCCTCGACAAAAGCCTCGACCTCCGGGGTCTTGCCGCAGTTGTGCAAACCACGGCACTGGACGATGCTCTCGGTCTTCGGGTTATATTCCAATGTATAAAAAGGCTTGTCCGGCTCGCTTTTCTCCCTGATAAAAAAGATAACCGTCTGCCCGCTCAGGTGTTTTTTCGCATATGTAGCGACGCAGTGATGCAGCGCACTCCCCTCGTCGATAAGCTCGGCGTGGCTTCGCGCCGGGCGAATCAACAGGGCGCCGCTTTCAAAATCAAAGTCCCGCTCGAGCTTTTTGAGCCGTTTTCCAAACTCTTCCTGCATTCTGAGCTCCTTTTGCCGTCTTGCTTCCGCGAGCGCGTCAATCGTGCGCTGATGCGCCTGCGCGAGATCTGGCGGCAATAGGATATCCTCGCGCTTGAGGTCAAGATTAAGCTTTTCGCAGTCGTTCCAATAGTCGCGGAGCGTATACGGCTGCTCGTTCTGCTTTTCGAGATATTTCACCGCTTTTTTAAAAGGCAGTCGCTTCTCAATTTGTGAAACGCAATAATCGTCAAAGGCTCTGTATTCTATTGCCTGATCTGTTGTGATGCCGTACTTTTTGGCACGCTGCGCATAAAACACGGCATCGCGCGTTTTTTCGGGTAGTTCTCGCAACTCCTTTTTCGTCAGCCCGAGAGCCGCCGAAACGGTCTTCGCGCGGCGGTTGACAACTCCATTCGTCCACGAGTCATTGACCGCAAGCCTGATAAAGCCTTCCTTCACCAGTTTTTCCGTCAGTACCGGATATTTGACATATGTATCAAGCCAGCCGCAAGGATTTCCGCCGAAGTTTTTCATATATGCCGACATCTGCGCGTACTGCAAATTGGTGTTTTTAAAAGTCTCGTCATTAAAGCCATAATAATGGTTTTCGGCATAATTTTTTTCGTCCGTATACCACGGCTGTCT